CGTCGATACGCCTCGGCGAGCGCTTCCCTGACATCCGATCGGGTCATGGCTCTCCCTTCCCTGATTCGCATGGTGGCGCCGCGGCCGCCGGCAGTTCGCCCCAGACGGCTCCGCAGATACCGCAGCCGCCGCTACCCCCGCCGTGAATCCCTCCGCATGACCACGGCGGCCCCGTCTCTGGCGGAACGTCGGGGCCGGAGAACGTGACGCCTTCGGCTGACACTTCGATTGTGCACGGCCCCGCCCGCCCGCCGCCCTGGGTGAGAACGGCGCGGGCATGAGCAAGGGACGAGCGCGCCCATCTGACGGCTTCCTCGTGGTCTGCGGACGCTGTCACGTATTTTAGACCGCTTCGGAGCGACCGGATCAATCCATGCGCGTCCACCAAGTCCTCCCGCAGCTTCGAGGCCTCGCGTTCGGCGGCTTCGGCGCGTTTCCTCGCTCTGTCAGCAACGCCGCGCCAGTCGTCCTGATGCTTCTCGCACGTGGTGATTTGCTGCTCCAGCTTCGCCTCCGCTGCCGCCGTCTGTTCTCGGGATTGGCGGAATTCGGCGATCAGACGCTTTTCCTCGGCTACGGCTTCGGCCATGGTCGCCTTCAGCCGTTCGTTCTCCTGTCGGAGGGCGCGCATGGTCTCAGCGTCGAATAGACTCTTGCGCGTGTACGCATCAACCAAGTCGTCGGCTGCGTCCGCCTCCGCTCTCAGCGCCTCACACGTCGTGCATTCCTGGCTCATGGGGTGGGGTCCTTGGACGTCGCCACGCCTGGCGATTCCTCGGTCCACCTCTGCCACGGAGCCCAGCTCTGCACCCGGATCAGCACGGCACCCCCCCGCCCGGGGAGCCGTTGTCCCCACACCAGCGGTTGAATTCCCAGCTGCCGGGGAGCCCCGTTTGTCCCCCCATCGGCGTGATGAACACTCCGAGTTTCACCTCCCCATTCCCGAGACCGGCCATGCACCCTGAAAAGATCGTCTGCTGGCCATTGACCGATGTGCAGTCTCCAAACTGGAGGTTCTTGTAAAACTCGAAATTCGAGTGCGTGGTGGGCGGGAACGGGTAGTCCGCCGCCTTGACCGCCATTGAGCGCGGCCGATACGTGTTCATCGAGTAGCCCCCAATCCACCCGTCGACCCCGGAGTAAGATCCGGCTGGCCAGGCCAGACTGTCGACGCTCAAGAACATCAGGTCGTAACCACCGGCTCCGAATGCCACGCAGCTCGACGGCTGGTTCGTCCAGATACTGCAGCCTGCATCCCCGCAGACCTTCGCCTCTTTGCCATAAATCGTGCTGATCGGCTCGAATCGGCAGTCACGCCAATACGCAAGCCCCTCGATCACGGCCTGCTGGACGCTCTCCACTTCCCGAGCCGTGCTCATGTCGGGTCGCCCGTCGGGCCCCAGCTTGAACCCGGTGACCCGCGGGATCTCTCCCCCGCACGCTCCTAGCATCGCTACAATTACAAGGACACCAATTTTGTTCATCACGACACCTCTTTCCAGTTGTTTCCAATCTTCAGTTCTGCGGGAAAATTGACGGATCCGATTCGTCGTTCCATGCATTCTTGTAGTTGGTGTCCGCCTGCTGTGGCATCTCCAGCCCCCAACTCCAAAACCAACTGATCGTGTACTTGTAGAACGAGACCTGTCCGGCCCAGGAACGGGCGTTTGGCAACCACAGCGACAACAGCGGAGTTTTGAATATCCGCGCCTCCACCTTGAATGGGATGGTTGTACTGCTCTTCGTGATTTTCCCCGCCAAGGAAATACCGGCGTCGTCCATGCCAAGGTGTAGCGATAAAGCCATGACGTCTCCAACCTGCAATCAGTTGTTTTCGATAGGCCACGATAGCGGGATGAGCCTTCCAGAATGTGTGATAAACCTTCTCAATTTCGTTGAGCGTCAGTCCAGGAAACTGCGGCTCAAGGTTATCATCGCGCAACAACGAAAGGGTTTGGAAGATCTTCGGCGGACCAGCGCCGTAGCTAAGACCGTACACGAACCGTTTGGCGAACACACGAACTTCCTTCGTCACCTGCTCCGCCTTGCAGCCAAAGATGGAACAAGCATTAACGATATGGATGTCCGGGCCTTCTTTCCTGTCGAACGCAGCAAAGGCGTCTATCCACAACTTGTCATTAGCCATCAGGGCAAGAATGCGAGCTTCGAGCGCCCCCATGTCCGCCGCCACAAAGACACATCCAGCCTCAGGAACATACATTGCGCGCAGCTCATCCGGAATATTTGTCAGATTCACAGGGTCACCGGATCCCCATCGCCCAGACTTCTTTCCTGTCTTCCATGTCGTTCTCAGCCGACCATCCGCATGTACAGTGGGGCCGCCAACGACCCGACCATTCTCGAATCGGCCTGTAAACGTACCAAGGATCTTGTCGGCTTCACGCCAGGACAGCAGTGCCTGAATCAAATCCCGACAACGCTTATCGACACCAAGCGAAAGGAGGGCCAGAACCGCCGGCTCACCTGTACTCGGCTCGCCCGTATCAGTCAGGTGTTCAGCCAACACAGGCAGGCCGAAATCCCGATAGAGCAACTTCACCAATTGCTGAGGACTGCCCGGATTCACCTCTCTCCCGGCAGCGCGCAAGAACCGTTCGTGAAACTGGTTAGCCTTTGCCTGGTACTTGATAGCGAATTCGAGCCGCTTCGTCTGATCAATACGGATTCCGAGACGGGACATCTCACGGCCGATGCGCGATAGTGCAACATCCAGCTGATACACCTGCCACTGATCACAGGCATCCAAGTTACGCCGGACGAACGGAGCGGCCAACGAGGTCACCCGCGTGTCGAAGCTGAGATACTTGGTTAGCGCTTCATCTCGATCAGTCATCGAACTTCTCGTGTGACGCCACATCCTTCCAGTAAGGGGCGTCAGTGAAGGTCGAACCGAGGAAATCCAACCCATGCGGAAACTCTGACGTAACGCCAACCCGATGACCGATCAGCGTATCGAAGAGGTTCTTCTCATTCACAGGGCAACCGTGCCGCTCCAGCACGATGGAATCGAAACCAAAATAATTGTGGAACACCCAATTTCGGGACTCGCTGAAGAACCGGGCCAGGACTTGCCAGCACTGCAGACGGACGTGCTCAGGTAGAAGCCAGTGGCCATTCACTGACAGCGGCGCATAGATGATATTGGTCGTGCCGTCGTCCAGACCCACACGGCGCACGTTGCAGGTCCACCGATCCTTTCCGTCGGTCTCGGTATCGACTGACACGTCCAAGCTCATCCGTGAACACATGGCAGCTAAGGTGTTCGGGTCGTAGACAACCGTATAGGGCGGGTCACGCCATGTGTTCCCGCCATTGGCCAGGCGCACAGCTTTGGCGATATCCTGCCAGAAGATCGGGCGCATAACCTTTCCCTGGTCACGCAACACGAACGCCGGGTGAAGCGTGGCCAGCCCCGGTCGGGCGAGCAGCGGCGTGCCCCGAAGGTGCATGATCGACTTGCCAATGCCGGCGGCACGGATAGCCGCTCCTCCTACAAATACAGCGTAATCAGCGCGGTACAACTCAGCTTCCAATCGCGGTTTGCAGCACTCAAGCGGGGAGCGCAGACCTTTCTTTTTGCACTCCCGCAAGTACTCTTCCAGATTCGTCTCGGGCGGCTTGCACAGGATGGCGTTGGTGTAGCTGACCTGCTGCGGGTCCACGCCCGCGTTCGCCAAGGCGTTTCGAACCTCCCTGCCGGAGGGGCCGATAAGCGTTTCACCTTCATCAACCTCGGCCGGCCCCGGCGCCTCGGCCACCACCAGAAACGGAATGCGGCTGCCTTCCGGTGGTAGCGTTGGCGGCACGGGGCCGAGATGCTTGTTGTACAGCGGACAGTCAAGACACTTCGCCCCTGCAGCGATGGCGGCCGTGTGCTGAGGGGCGACGTCGGTCACGTGTTGAAGCTGCCGGGGAAGGACGGGCCGGCGATATGACCGGCGGCAGCTCCCTGGTCCAGACCCAAGAAAATCCGCAGCTGCGCGATCTCCAGGTCAAGATTCTGTTGTTTCGCCTTCTTGGTCATCAGGACGGTCAAACGCTTCTGGGCCTTCTCCTGCATCGTGGCCATGAATTCCTTGCGAGCGGTTCGGGACTTCTTCGGAGCGGACGATTCAGACTTCTTCGGTGCCATGTGTTTCCCTTTCCTCAATTTCCTCAAAGCATTGAATCCATCTTCCAGCGTATAACAAGTAGCCAATTACGGCACCAACCAAGCGGCGTCGGTGACGAAATCCTCGAACCCGGCCTTACCGTTCCACTGCGCGTGAAGCGCGGCACAGGCGGTCCGGTACTGCTCCGTAGTGATGAATCCTCTGATTAACCGATATCGCAGGAACAAGTAGCCGGTCTGAACGACGTCCCGTTCGCAGTATTGTGTGATGGTGTTGAAGTGGCCAACTTCGGCAAGTTTTTCCACCATCGAGCCGTCCACACCATTCTTGCCTGGCAGGCCGATCAGCTGAGCGGCTTCGTGCATATGCATGTAGTGCCCATACCGGCCGCCGCAGTATACGACCTGCAGATCGGTGTTGGGCATCTCGCCCACCCGTCTGTACTCGGCGTTGTACCAAGGCTGTTGCACGCCGTGCCGGATGCTCCGAGCCTCGATCACGGGCAGGTCGAAGTGCCGGCCATTCCAGGTCACCACATCGGCCTGACCAATGTTCTTCATCTGTGCAGCAAAGGCTTCCAGAACGGACCGTTCCTGCATCGGCTCGTTGGGATTGGCGGTCCAAACGCCAAACCCTTTTGGCATGTCGTCGGTGATGAGCATGACACCGAAGGCAATGATCTTGCAGGCGTAGGGCGGAGGGAATTCATCCTTTTCGATCTTGGACTGATTCTTCTCCAGCTCCGATTCGGTGGGCCCTCGGCATGTTCCGCGCTTGGCCTTCTCGCACTTCTCCGGTTCACTGCCGTCAGTTGGCAAATCCTTTCCACACTTCACGCACTTGTCTGTGGGAATAGGAGCCGGCTTCTCCTTGGTCGGGCGCCACACGGCAAAGTCCTTAACAGTTTCCAGATCGACAACGATAGCGTTCATGATTTGTTCTCCTGTTGAAACCCGTGGAAGGGGGAGGATTCGAACCTCCGTCTCCCCCTAAGCGCCCTGTAACTCCAGCGCAATCGTCGGGGGCGGCTTTCCGCTTACCTACCCTCCCAGACACAGCCCGCGTTTCGTGGAGACTACATTGACCCCGAGGGGCGATCGCCTGCACGTGCGCTGCTGTGCTGTCCGGGTTCAGCCGAAGCTGAAGAGTTCATGCGCCCAGACATCGCACCGCTGTTCGATGCTCACCCCTGCCGGTCCAGCGGTACCGGCAAGCAGTTTGTAACCTCAACTAATTTGTTGTTCCGACCGGCCGGGAGCCACCTTCCCGCGTCAGATTGGTCATTCGAAGAGCCCCACCAGATTTCACAGGTCTAAGGCGTTCACGTCTGTGCTCCGGGAATTCATCGGTGCGCGTTCCACTTGTCGGAGTAGCAGTCAGCGCCCAGCCCAACACAGACCAAATCCAGAACCAGATCACGTCACGCCGCCTTCAACTTTCTCGCGAAGCTGATCGCCTGCGCGATACCCTTCGCCTTCTTGACGGCCTTCACCTTCTTCTTGGCCCGCTGAGAAAGCTTCCCAACCGTTCCCCAGTAGATGCCGATCAGCTTGCGGGCACCCTTCGTCCGACCGTCACGGTGTGCATCTGGGTTGCTGCACTTACCGTTCTTGTGGACGTGCTTTTTCATGGCTGACCCGGAAACTTGAACGGCACAGCCCCGGGCTGCGGGACCGTGCCGGCAGGGGGAGCAGCAAAGGCGGGCTGCGGCGGCTGTACGGCCTGAGGAGTCGCAGCCTGGCCCGGAAACATCATCGGCGCAGCAGGCTGGGGCGGCGGCTGTGGGACCACCGGAGCCGGAGCTTGTTGCATCGGCATTCCGTTTGGCATCGGAACACCCACGGGGGCACCAGGAACCGGGAAGCCCCCGGGCAGACCAGCCGGTGCGTACCCCGCAGGCCGGTTCGACGCCTTTACCTCGGCATCCCAGCGATGCTTCCCGCCGGCTACCTGCGCCTCCCATTCCGGCCTGGTCACCCAATTATCGGTCCCGGTGCGGTTGTCGCCGTTCTGGGCGGCGTAGCTGCTGGTCTTGGCGTAGCACAGCTGCCCGGTGAAGACGCCCGGGTTGTACTGAAACTGGGCCTTTCCGGCGTCCTTGTTGCCGGTGATCGACATGATCAGCCCGCGCCACTTCCAGATCTTCTTCTGATCTTTCTCCAGGTTGTCCAGCAGCGTCTGAACCCGCTTGCCGGCGCAGTCCGGATCCTGCACCTCCAGGGTCAGGAACACACCCTTTTCGTGCGGCTTCTCTCCCACAATCTTGAAGCAGAAATAGCCTTCCTTCGGCAAGTAGTCGCCGAACTCCATCGGCTCCCACGTGGGATCCGCCGGAATGACGAATGCGCCCATCGGCTGGCCAGCGCCCTGTGCCTGCGCGGGCGCCTGAAAGTTGTTTGCGAACGGGGTGGTCATAGCGTTTCTCCTTTGTTGTTCTCTTTCACAGACCCTGGTACGGCGGGCGCCGGGCCAGCAGGTAGTTTCGCAAGTCGGCTGGAATGACCGCTTGCGAGACATTTTCACGATTCTTCTGAAACCACTGCATCACCGACGGCGGTTGCATGCCAAGAGTGGCCTTGTCCCAATCCAGCCCGCCAGTGTAGTACACGCGCTGGACGTTTCCGCCGATGCTCATGTAGTCGGCCCGAAGCATGGTGTCCACGGTTCCGTAGAACAGCTCGCTAGCTTTCTTGGGGGACAGTGACGGTCCACCTTTGTAGAAGATTCCATCTTCGTTATAAGGGTCCCGGAAATGCGCAGTGTAGATGACGTGGACACCCAACTGACGAGCGTAGTTTCGCAAGTCGATCAGGCGGTCACGAATGTACATCGGAATTGCCCAACCATTACCCTTTCCAAATCCAGCAGCCTGAAGCGCGGCGTACGTGCTGGCCGTCCAGGTGGTAAGGGTATCGATGATCAACGCATTGTACAACTGCCGGTGCGTGGCGACATAGCACAGGATGTCCCACAACGGTTCCCACCCGATGATGGTCAACGGCAGGCCGGTCTGTGAATTCCGTACGGTATCTGGCAGCGGCAATCCCTGAGTCAGGATGGATTTCAGTGCCCCATCCTCGCACTGGGCATAGAACGCTGTACATCGCCCATTCACACAGAAGGCTTTTACGGCCTCTGTGGTTTTGCCGACGCCGGGCGCACCATAGATCATGATGTTCGCAGCTTCAGCGGCGACAGCGGCGGCAACCTGATCACCAGAGATGATCTCAAAGACCATTCAACTGTTCCCAGGTCTTAGTGATGTTACTGAAGTAGTTGGTCAAGATGCTCGCCCGGTTCGAATCGGTGCGGTCCTCCCACTTCGGCATCGACGGATCAAGGTTGTCCATCAGCCGGCGTAATTGGTTCATTTCGAAAATAGCCTGTTCAACATGGGTCAAGAGCCGGGCCACCACTTTCGGGTCGATGCCCACACAGCATTCACTGCGAAGTGCTCCACGAATATCTTCGAGTAAAGGCTTTCGGCTCATCGCTTCGTCACCTTCTCGGCCGGGACAGTGAACTGGTTGATGTTCCCGCCGCGCCAACACAGGTCCATGTAATCGCAAGGGCCGAACTTGCCATGGACACAGGCGGTGCGTGCTCGTGGGCGATTCATCGGGTCGGGATGAGTTAGCCGTATAGCCTTCATCCTGTCAAGCCAATATTGAGTATCGTCACCGAGTCGCGCGTAAGCGTATGGATTGATAGGCACTTCAAAGCGTTCGCATTTGAACGGCGTCTTAGTGGTCAGGAAGTTGATGATAACCTTCCGAACGTCGTATCCACAGGCGCGAGCAAGGGCAATGTTCGAAGCCATCTGCCGATCGATGGAGTACTTCGCACCCTCATTACCCATCTGGGCGCCCGTCTTGTGATCCACGACAGCAAGGCAATATCCGGGAGTGCTGTAGTCACAATGTGCAAGCAAGTCCGTCCGGCACGAATATGGTTCGCCGTTTGGAAAGTGTACGAGAAATTGGTGTTCGATGATGATGGGGTAAAGGTTGTCCGTCCGATAATGCTTCTGGTAGCTCTCATAGGTCAAACAAGCGACGTCGATGTACTCCTGCGGGTAGAACAGGGCCTTGCCCCGCTTCCTCATCATCTCGAAGCCGTTTTCGTACACGAGCCAGGCAGGCCGCTGCTCAACAGGCAGCATGTATGCGTAGTGGTAGGCCAATCCATCGTGGACCAAGATGCCGATCCCGGGCCCCCGACGGGCCATCACAGGCCGCAGGTGAAGCTCATGTGCAAAGGATTCCAACTGGGGACAGCGCTCGAACGCCTCCACCCGATGCGGGCCTTGGATGGACAACCCGCCTGGGGTGATAACTTCGTCGGGCCGGTCGAGGTGGGGGCTGCTCACCGAAGAACCTTCCGCCCCTGCTCCAGCAACAACCCGATCGGCAGCAACGACCGATACAAGATGACGCCCGGAACCTTATCGATGATGAGCTGTGCGTAGTCCAACATCATCGGCGGAATCATCCCCTTGATGGTGCGCCGGTGTTCTTCTGTGGCCCGCAGTGTGTAACCACAAGCGCACTCGTCATCAAGCATGGTGTGCAGCCCGGCTGACTGCTTCGGGCAGCGCATGATCATGTTGATCCATTTACTGCTGGGCCGACCTGATGGGTTACGACCGCCGAACACCACAGCATCTCTACTAGTCGACGTTCTCCAGCGCGACCAGATGCAGTGGTCATGTCGTACTCGGATGTGCGCAGTCCACACTCACATCCATCAATCTCTGTGCGCATGTCCAAGTAGAAATGTCCCGGCCATTCGCCCTGCTTACGTTCGATTGTCACCTTCAGTGCCGTCATTTTGCCTTCTCCCGGTTGGCGATCTCGCGGTCCAGGTACCATCTGGCTTTCTTCAGGTCCTCTAACGCCGTTCCCTTCAACGCTTCTCGGGCGATGTACTTCAATGTGTTGCCGAGATTAAAGCCAAGTTTCCACACCTCGATAACCTTGATGGCTTCGTAAGGGTTGTCAGAGCCGCCGTAGTGGGAAGGGTTGTTCACAGGGTCAAAAACAACCTTTTTGTTATTCTCTGGCTGATGCACTTCGCAGTAGGCCGAACCCGGCCCCGTATCATTAAAACACGAAGCCCCATCCACGAACTTATGGACACATGTAAACCGAATCGCTGCGGCCATCTCATCCCTCCATCAGTCTGGCGAAAAGTCTATCGACGATCGCCTCAGTTGTTTCCTTCTTACCTCGGCCAAGCTGCGACGACAATTCGACACCTTCCACGAAAGCGCCCATCGCTGCTTGGATATTTTCCAGCTTGTTCACGATCATCTCGGCAATGTCTTCCTCCAGCGTGCCGGCGGCGATGACGTAACGGATCAGAACAGGTCGTTCGGATCCGATACGATGCGCCCGCGCCTCAGCTTGAAGAAGCTTTGACGGGTCATACGAGAGATCTGCGAAGATAATGAGGTCAGCTCCGACGAGAGAAATCGCGACTCCAACGGAGTCAATCGTAGCGACAAATACTGCCGGTGCAGCTGATTCACGAAACGCTTGAGCACTAATATCTCGCTGTTCAGGAGTCTGATCACCGTTAACGACGAACACACTCCCGTTTTCCCAGACGACAGCTCGGCCGATGTCCTCCGCTTGCGCACGGAGGTACGTGAAGACGACAACTTTTTGCTTCGCAAGGATAGCCTCCTTAACCATTTCGATGACGGCCGGTTGCTTGGCCTTGGCGGTGGCGCGCAGGGCGAATTCCACTACAAGAGGTTTTGAATCTTTCGTGTATGCGTGGCGGTCATGCTCCACCTTCACGTCCACCTCCACCACTTCCCGGCGCTTCTCCGGCAGCTGCAGGCCGACGCTGGCCTTCGTCCGGCCCAGCACGAAAAAGCTCAACCGCGCGCCCAGCTCCTCTTCTCGTGATCGACCGTTCGCCTGGCTACCGTAGATCGTCTTTTCGTACCCACAGTAAGCCTTAGCGAACACCCAAAACCATCCAAACAGGCCCTTGCTGGCCAAGTCCAGGACACCCCAGATGTCCCGGACACGGTTGGGCATCAACGTGCCGGACAGTCCCCAAAAGCATGTGCTGTCCTTGGCGACTTCGGCCACAGCGTTCCGGCGCAAAGACTTCTCACCACGAAGGGTATGAACTTCATCAGCGATGACAATCGGAAACTTGAGTGCCGCGAGCGTGGACTTCCAGCCGGTCAAACCCTCACGTTCTTCCAACTTGCCGGCGGCACTTCTTCGTCTCGTGCCGTAAAGGATGTCGTAGTTCGCGACCACGTAGCGAGCGCTCGGAACGACGTTCAGTGTACGCACACCTTCCAGAATCTGCGCGTCGTGGCCTGTCCAGCGCTTGATCTCCCGGGACCAGTGCCGCTTGGCGATGGCGGGGCACAGAACAAGGACGGCAGGGCCGCTGACCGGACCAGCACCACACAACAGCCGCATCTCGGCCGCAAATAGTGCCTGGACTGTTTTTCCTAGCCCCATCTCATCAGCCAGAAAGGCATAATCCTTGTGGGCCAAGAACTCCATTCCATCAACTTGATACGGAAATAAGCCTTCAAGTACTTCCGACGCGGCCTGAAACTTCCTTCCCAATCCCGGCGCCTTGATCACCTGCATCCCCTGCTGCGCGAAGATCCAGGCAGCATCCACAGCGCACATCGTACGGCCGTTCTTGCTGAACGCGCCGGGGATGGGGTCGCCGAACCACTCGCCCGCGAAGATGTAGGAACGCTTTCCACGCGGGTGTGGACCGGGGGAGAGCATCGAACCATTAGCTAACGCCGAATCAACAACCAGTCAACAAAAATTCTGCTGGTCGCTAAGCCCGGCCTTCTGCGTCGGCAACGGCTGCAACGCAGAATAACGAAAACCCCCCACCGAGTACCTTGACGGGTCCCAGGTCGCCAAGGTATCGATGGGGGGTATAGGGAGCAACGCTATCAACCCCGCTCCCTAAGAAAGACAACATGTCCCAGGTACCATCCCCTGGTCCGAAGGTCAACATTTCTTTTGGACCTGACGTCAACTGGAACCCCCAACCGGCAGCGCTCCCTGAGGCTCTTTTGCAGCCTGGGATACCACCGGTAGATGAAAAAGATTGGCCAACTTGGCAGCATGCTTTGGCACAACTCCCGCAGGGCCGGCGCGCTCGAATTCGAAAGTGCCGCCGAAATGGCCTGCACATTCGCAAACATACGGATAAGGGTTCCGTTGAATCGGTCAACCCCATCGCCTGTGGGGATCGCACAGCATGCCCGTGTTGTGCGGTGAAGTACGCACACGAGCGCGCCTGGACCGCATGCAACAAGTTGGCCACGGTTAGCCTGACCGCGAGCAACCTAGGCCAGTACGCGCCGGCACCGCTCTATTGCCTCGAATTTCGGGCGGTGATCCCAGAATGGTCAGCTTGCATCAAGGTCAAAGGATGCGACTGGTCCGAGACCATCAGCCGGCTGTGCGTCTCCACCAGCGGGTGCCAGGCCTGCACCGCCGCCCAGCAGGCGCACGCAGGGGCCGCTCAGGTTGAGCAGGACATGGCCCGTTGGGCGATGGATGCCTGGATGGCCATTCGGCCGGACAGCGGCGGCGTCAGGCACACCAGCGTTCGCCAGGCATCTCCGGGCGCGCCGCTGGAGCTGGTGGTCACGCTGCACGTGCCGGGAGTGGCCGTCGCCGTCTCGCCCGGGGCCAAAATCACCGTCGGCGCCCGAGCCCAGCGCCGGAGTTTTCTTGCTCTGCAGCCGCCCGAAGTGGCCAAGCTACAGGCCGACTGGGTTGAATTCGTAACTCGTTGCTACGGAGCACCCGCCGCCGGCCTGGACTGCAGTGCCCCCCTCGAATGGCTGGACATCTGGGCCAGCTTCCGGCGAACACACGCTCCCGCGATGCACGCCTGGAACCAAATGCTCGCGGATCTGCCCCTGGATGTCGTTGTCCCGCCCGACGTGACGGCGACATTCGCACGGGCCGGTAGTCTGGGAATTTACGGTGCAAACGGCCGTGCGCGGAAAGTACAGCGCACTTCGTGGTTCGGCATTTTCGGCGGTCGACATCAGCTCGAAGTGATGGGCGCACTCGATATCTATCCGGCGAAGCAAGAACCCACAGCGCGTGTCGAAGTAGTCGACGCCGTTCGAGTTTTGCACATGGGCCCGGTACACGCCTCGCTGCAGTCGGTGCGCACAGCTGCCGTGTACGCCGTTCCGACTGAGATCGTCCACCTTCGAGACACGGTTGATTCACTCGGCCGTCCGACACACGACACGACCGAGACGCGATACGAGTACTGGGCCCAATCACGGATGCGCCTGAAAGCGCAGATTCATGCCGAGCAGGTGAAGCTAACCCGTGACGCAGGGGGGGTTCAGATTGCAGATCAGATAACTTTGCAATCTGCTCTGACCTCGCGTCAAACGAAAGGAAGTCGCCGCGACGAATACGCCGCCAAGTACAAGGCGTGAACGACGTGGATTCAGATCAGCTCGAACACATTCGTTGGTTTGTTCGAACCCTTCACCCGCGGATAGGTCCTGATCGGCTCGTGCAGTTCGTTCTGATGCGCGGGCGTGCAATCGAAATGCTGTGGATGTGGGGAGAAGACCAGACCGACGTCCTAGCCGAAGTCATGGCGATGAACGCCGACGGCTGGAACGCCTTCGTCGGCGTGAATCCTCGGCGAACCATGGCCGGCGGCGAGGTGTCGAATGTCGCTGCCGTGACCGCGCTGGCCGTGGATTTCGACGCCAAGAAACAGCGAGGGGACTGGAACCTTGTGCTGGCCGAACTGAAGCGGTTGAAGTTCCCGGAGCCGTCGATCACGGTCCAATCGGGCAACGGGAATCACGCCTATTGGCTGCTGGATGCTGAGGAAAACGAAGCCGTAGAAGAAATTGCTGAGCGCCTGTGTGTGCTCACAGCATCGGATTGGGTACAGAACCGGAACCGTATCATGCGACTTCCAGGGACTATCAACTGGAAGGATCCGGCACGGTGGTGCTGGGCCGATAAGGTCACGTCCGATGTTCACAGCTTACCGACGATCGACGCCAATCTCACAGCCGTGGGCCTTCCGCCCTACGAACCGGAGCCGGCGTTAGAGCAGCTGCCACGGGATGTGCCGCCGGATCTTGTGTCGGCTGTTCTGCGTGTCTCGGGGCCGATTCAGGAGATGATCTTCACCGGGAAGAAGCCAGAGCACTTTCCGTCAAACAGCGAAGTCGACTGGGCCGTTACAGTTGCTCTGGTTCGGGCCGGATGTACAGATGAGCAGGTGTGGTCGGTATTTTCAACTTACCCAGTCGGGCGCCTGAAAGTTCTTGGAAGTCCCACCAGCTATCTATCACGCACACTCGCTCGGGCGAAGTCTGAGGTTGCCCGGGACCTGGTAGCCAAGCTGAAGGGTTTGGCGCTTCCATCTCCTCCGTTCGTGGAAGTGGCGACGGATCGCTATCTTCTCTCGATGGGGGAGACATTGACCGCTAGTTATTTTTGGAGACCGTAGCGTTCATAGCCCGGAAACGTGCTTCGGTGTCGCGGGCTTGAGTCATGACTGCCGACAGGTCGATACCCATCTTTTGCGCCAGCGACGCTACCACAAGCGCGCAGGCATAGATGCCAACGGATGGGTCAACACGATTGTCGTACAGAAAGCCGATGATGTACTCACCGACTTTGAAGGCTTCGACTGCAAATGGGGTTGGTTCTTCATCCTTGGTCGGCATCATGAATAGCCTTTCGCAGTTCGTCCGCTGATACGTATGCCTGTGCGATAGCTTCAAGAGACTTGGTCGCCGACAGCTTCATATCCTTAATCCGAACAGCGACATCAATTGAGACTTCTAATGTCCGATTCCTGACAGAAAACAGCGACAAGATCACTTCAGCACGCCTCGGGCCTTCATCTCCTTTTCGAGGATCTTGTTGACCAGTTCCGTGGACGAACGCACGGAGTCGTCTGCGTACACAGCGCGACGCAGGGCTTGACGCAGCTTCACGGACATGTAGAGTTGAAGACCGGCTTTTGTTGATTTGTTGTTGATTCGCTTCATGGGATGGAGGATAAAGACGAGATGGACAAAATGCAAGCGATGGTGATGGCTTTCCACGAGAAGTTCGACAGACCTGTCGGCACGACGCCTGAGCTGTCCAACCGCGATTTCAGGATTGGCCTGATCCGTGATGAGATTCACGAGCTGGAGCTGGCCACGCTGAAGGGCGATCTCGTCGAATCCGTCGATGCCCTTGCTGACATTCTGTACGTCACGCTTGGCACAGCCGTGGAGTGGGGCGTCGATATGCAGGAGATCTTTGAAATTGTCCACGGCGCGAACATGCGCAAGATCGGGGGTGAGGTTCGCGGCGATGGGAAGGTGCTCAAGCCTGATGGCTGGATCGGGCCAGAGGCGGACATCGCGAACGAGCTGATCGAGCAGGGCGCGGCGGTGGCTATCAAGCACATCGCCCCATGAGTAAGGCAAGCGAAACCCTTAACTCGTCCAAAAACCAGAACTGGCGCACAGACAAGCGAGAGCTTGATTTGGTGCGCCTGCTGGGGACGATCCTATTCGACCCGATGACTGATTCGGATAACCCCACCGGCGCGAAGTGGTTCTGTGGTCCTGGCGATGCTACATGGACCGGCGGCACCTGTGTTGGACACGATGTTTTCGATCTTCCTGAAGGCGCCTTCGCTGCTGTACAGGGCCTTATCTTCGTGAACCCGACTTGGGGCCGTTCGCTGTCGACGGTGGCTAAGCTTCTGTGTCGAGAAGGAACGCACGTCGCAAATCCGAAGTACGGCCTGAACGAAATGGTTGTCTTGGCCCCTCACCGGCTGGACACAAAGTGG